GAATCCGCAAAAGAAGAATTTATGTGGTTAAAAGATGTACCTTTGATACTTTATATTCCTAAAGAAATTATTTTATGATACACTCCCATCATCCCGACAATAGCATATTAGTAATCATTACATCGGTAATCATTCAAGCAGGTGTGTGGACATCAGATTGGTTTGGCAACATACAACTAACTGGCATCTATGACACTATTTATGATGCAGCCAAGTTAGGTGCATTAATAGTTTCAATGTGGGCTTCTTATCGTGTTGCCAAGAAAAACAAGAATGACTAATGAAGAGGCTGCTAATATACCTCCATTAATAACAATTGCAGCCATTGTGATAGCCTTTATATTGCTTATGCTATATCAGTATAGGCAGCAAATAAATTATGTAGCAATATCGTTTAAAATGGGTGTTGTTGCATTGTTGGTGATGCTGGGAATAATTGATGATAAATAACAAAGCCCTCACATTTCTGCAAGGGCTATGACCTAATAACTTAACTAACATTGAACGTGGCAAAGATAGTATATTATTTTAATCCAACAAACAACCAAAGCATAAACATAGCTCCACCAACACACCACGCTGCTACTTTACCTCTCCTTTGTTGTTTTGTTTCTTGTTTGCTCACTTTTAACAGTAACGAATCCGTTACGTTTTCCGCCTTATAACCAACTATTAAACTATCCTTAATAGTTGAAGCAGAATCGCATATTTGAAACGCAGTAAATAATGCAGCATAACTACTATCTTTGACATTGATAATCTCATCACACAACACAAATACCGTATCACAATCTTTTGGTAGCGTATTACGCAACTTCTTCATCAAAGCTATGTTAGTGTTGCTTAATGATATTTCACGTTGTCTAATGCTATCTTTTGCGTTAACTGCAAACTGCAGTCTTTTGTTGACATTCTCCAGTTGATTCAGCAATATTGCCTGCTCGATGCCGAATTGTTTCTTCATCATTTCCGCTTCCGATTTGTAGTCAAATGGAATCGGTTTCGGTTTCTCTTTGGCGCAATGGTTTAAGCATATAATTAACAATAAGCATAGGACTGCGAATGTTATAAGTTGGTGTTGTGTTTTCATATTGTTATTGTTTAATTCCTCATTCATAGCATTGTAATCTCTTTCATCCATTATGATATGTTATTAATTTCGGCTTTTACTTCATTCCAATAATTATTAGTGCCTTTCGCAGTTTGATTAATCCAAACATTGTTTTGTTCTACAATTAAATCAAGTGCTGCTAAAGCACATTTTTTTGCATCTTTTTTTACTCGCCTATTTCTATCTTCTGAATTAGGGTCGTGCCATCGCAAATCAGTTACAAAATCATAGTTTAGTAAAATTGAAAACTTCATTACCATTTCTTCTGCTTTTTCTTTTGGTTTCATATTGTTTCCATTTTTAGCAACCATCCCCATCAAGTGCAGGAGCAGTCGTAGGTTTTTCCGTTGTGAATTTAGTTAAGAATTTAGTATTAATTAATAAAAACGTAGCTGCCAAACCGCCCCAAAAGGCTTGCTTTAAACTGATAAGACCTTGCGTTTCAGCCAATGCTAACGATGTTTGAATGAAAGGCAGCAAAACGTATATTAAATAGTCTGCAATCTTCTTTAACTGCTTGTTGTCGGGTGCGTTGTACTTTTGTTTTAGTTTCATAGTTTTAGTTCGTTAATTATCGGTCAATTTGCTTCAGGATTACATTTAGAACAATTCATAGTTCCATACCACCCAGAGCCATCCCCACACTCATCGCAAAGCAAACCATTGGCATTAAATAAACGTAATAGCTCATTTAATGCTTGTTGAACAGGCATCCTGCCTTCATCAACTTTTATCAATATATTTTCAATTTGTTCTTCCATATCAATTCGTTATTAACCATTCAAATTTACCCTTTAAATTCCATTCCAACAAAGGCATTATCAAATCTACTTTATCTTTCCTGCGAAAATATACGTGGTCAATCTTTCGACCACCGATTGCGATAAAGTCAATCTTAACAAAGGTTATAACCTCTTTGCCATTCGTGTAGCGTGTGCCTCGTGTCATACTATTGTAAGTTTAAAGGATTCTTTACCCATAACCTCCAACAATCGTTTTAATGTCGGTGTTGACCTCAATAGTTCAACTATACCATCTCCGTTAATGTCACCATAGCCATTTCCAACACCAATACAACCGAGCAAATCGGGTTTGCGTGTCTTTGGATTTGGACTGCCTACAAAATTCGCTTGATGCACTAAAATAAATTCACGATTTGGAACATCTAAAATATGGTAGTGTCTTGGGTATTTAGCAGATTGCCTATAAACAACATCATAAACTCCTTTTGGTATGCAACTGATTTGAGGCGCATTATTTTTGTAAGGTAGTTCAATAGTGTCACACGCAAATATTACATTGCCATTTTCGTAACTTATCCACTTCCCCAGCGTTTGATTGCTTTGTTGTATTCGGGTTATTATTGCTGATTTCATACGTTTTTTAATTTATTTATTTCATGTTGTAAATACCATGCAGCCTTTTCTAAATCTTGCAATTTGTTTTCTTTTTTATCGCATCGTAATGTATATTTTATTACGTTACCTAAAGCAAAACCAAGCCCATAATGTTCAATTATTTTTATAACTTCCATTGGGTTGTTTTCGCCTCCGTAGTGTAATGGGTGATTTACTTTGGACATCTCGTTGTTCTTTTAAATTGTTTATATTCTGCGGTGTGGCAGCTATTGAATAGCAGCCAAAATAGTATGATTATTAAGACACGCATAGGTTGTTTATCTCAATCTCAATCGGCACCTCAACACCCCTAACACCATCTTTTTCTGCATAGGGAAATAATTGGTAGCCAATAGGAAAACAACGCTTTGGTGCAACTCTAAACGCATACTTATCATTAGCCTTGCACTCAATATAATAACCCCATTGCAACGTAACCGATACTTGTTCGCCAATCTCGAATCTGCCTAACCTTTGAATGACTCTTTTGCCATTTATGTAAGCATAGAAATATAACACAATGTAGGTGTCTTCTTTGCGGATGCCAAGCCTAATGCTATTCCAGTGATGCCAACCACGTGAAAAGCCAATGACTTTTTGCACCCCATCTGATTTTTCAATGTCTGGTACAATAAACTCGCAGGTTAATTTTGTCGGTTTCCAGAGCAATTTCATTTCTTAAGCCATTGCTGCATAAATCCTGCGCCACACACCGCACTAACAAGTGAAGCGCATAATGAGAGAGTAAAAGTTAATCCGTCAGAGTTTCCATTTTCTACGCCAGTCATAGCAAATTTAACCGCCCAAAAGGACATAAATAGGGCTGATAATGCCCAAAGGATAAGTGATAGTTTTGTTTTCATAGTTTAAAAGTTTTCGGGGTCTAATTCTTCGTTTAATAATTGTTCTAATTTCGGGCTTAAATGTACTTGATTTTTTCCATTAGTAATGTCGGTAAGCACCCAACCGCCACGAATTCCGCTTTCTCTGTCGGTTTCTTCATACTCCCAATGCAATGTTAATGTTGTTTCCATAATGTTAGTTTTAAATTTTGGCAAATATAAAGTAATCTTTTTTAAATACAAATTTTATTTTTAAAAATATTATTAGTAGGTTTGCGGTCTGAATAATTAATACTAACTAAAAACAACAAACAATGAAAACATTTACATTAGAATTTAGTGAACAACAACAAAAATGGCATTACAATTATGGAGAAGTAAAGCCTAATACTCATGGATGGGTAACGGTATTTGAAAATTGCACTGATTTAGAATATTTAATAATTCAGTCATATTTAAATAGATTAAACAAAAAAAAATTTAGTATAGATTACATTAAAGAATCAATTGAAGAATTAAAACAATTTATGACTAATTTAATGGAGTATAATATTACTATTTATAAAACATCAAATTCTAACTAACAACATGAAACAACTAATCCAAAAATTACTTTTCGGTTACCGAAACAACCCCGATGCCTACATACCTAAAGGAGGCGCGAAATTAACTTACAAAGGTGGCAACGCTGAAGCCATACATTCTGCACTTGTATTAATGCAATATCAAATCAAACATGCCAAAGGAATCAATTAAAACACGCAACCGCAAGATAAGCCGCTACATTAGTGATGCTTACGTTAACATCATTAGACCTGAAGCAATTGACCCTAAACATTGGGATATGTGGCTAAAACATAATGCAGGATTAACGCAAGTTGAAATCGCAATGTTATTTCACGTTAAGAAGTTTGAGGTGGTGCAGATACTTGCAACGGTTGTGGAGCTGCTAAAGTACAAACCGAAAATAGTGGAACAGGAATGGACACAAGAATTTCGTGTATGGATAGATGGGCAACTATTTCGCGATAAGATAAGGGCCAAACTACATGACGCTTATAAGGTGGCTAAGAAAACGAATAGTAATCAGTTATTAATAATGTCAGAAGTATGAATATAACCGCAGAACAACCAAGAATCAAACCAAGCAAAGAGCAACTGAAGCAAGAATACAAACAGATGTTAGCACTTGTTGAACACAACGGATCAAAGCCAGCGAAATGCAATCCTATAACCGAAGCGGCTAAACAATTTGGATACACTCGGCCAGGTATTGCGCGGTTAATGAATGGTAAAGTTGACCGTTGGAAGCCACAACATTTTATAATTTATGATTTTCTTAAAGCATATTTAACATAAATTAACACTTTAGTTGAAAATATTATTTTGAGGTAATGAATTTAAGTGTACATTTGCATCAACAAATAACAACAACAACTAAAAACAAAACAACATGACAACAGCAACAATTACAAAAACATTTGGACAATTAACAATAGGAACAGTAGTTAATTTTTACAGAAGTGTAACGGCAGATGATACGAATTTTGTAGTATTAAGACAATACACAGATAAATGGGGACATTACACAGAAGTATTAAATATTGAAACATTTGAAAAAGACAATTTTACACAGCACACAATAATTGAAAACTGCTGGTCAATAGTAAAAGAAAACTAACACTAACAAATCAAAGGGGGCTAAACACCCCCAATTACTAACCCAATAAAAACAAACTAACATGAACTCGATTTACATTAAAAAACAAATTACAACCGTTACAACTTGGATCAACGATGAGCAAAAACAAAAAATTGAACACGAAAGTGATTCAGAAACATTTTACTTTTGGTTTGATGGCAAAATAGCAGCCTCATTTGAGCAAAAGGATGCAGCAGACATATTAAAAAAATGTGATGCTTTGGTTTCTGTAGGTTTTAATGAAATGGATTTGCCAGATGGCAACTTCATCCCTAACAATGCTTTTCTCTCAATAGTGTTGTCGCAATTTCTTCACATTCCTAAAATCGACACAATACATAATAATTCTAATCATAATTAATAAACAAAAAAAATGACAATCAAAGGAACAATCAAGCGCATAGGCGCAACGACAACAGTAAGTGATGGTAAGTTTTCAAAGAGAGAACTAATCCTAACCACCGCAGACCAGTACCCACAAATAGTATCAATTGAACTGCAGCAGAAAGCCTGCTCACTTGCAGATTCGCTTTCAGTTGGTCAGGACATTGAAGCTCACATTAACATCAGAGGTCGTGAATGGACCAGTCCGCAAGGTGAGGTAAAGGTATTCAATACTATAGTTTGTTGGAAAGTGGATGCGAATCCGTTTACACAAACTGAAGACCCAAAAGCAAGCTATGCAAAGCCAGTTGAAGATGATGGATTGCCATTTTAATTTTAACCCATAATACATAACTAACATGAACACAAAAACACATTTCAAACAACTCCGAAATACCAACTACATCGGTGGTTGGGATTTAACCGATGCAGACAAAACAGTAACCATTACCAAAGTTGACAAGGAAAAAGTTCACGATGGTAAAGGTGGCGAATCCGAATGTTGCATTGTACACTTTGCCGAATGCAAACCGATGGTGGCTAACGCTACTAACTTAAAGCGCATATCGAAGCTATTAGGTAGTCCATTTATTGAAGACTGGACAAACAAACAAATAGTGCTAACAACTGAAAAGGTGCGCGCATTCGGTGAGATTCATGATGCAGTTAGGGTGTCAACAAAGCCAGTAGTTAAACCGACATTAAGCGGTGAAGCAATCGAAAAAGCCAAAGCGGCTATTGCAGCAGGATCGGTTACGATTGAGGCAATAAAGAAAAAATACAATGTTACTAACGAGGTGGAGGCTCAATTGACAAATGGATAAGATAAAAGAATTAATACAAACGGAATTATTTGGTAAAGAATTAGACAAACAAATTACATTTATTAATGAACTAAGGGAGTTTATTCATTTAAACTCCCCTTTCAAAAACGAACCAGTTGATTATGTTAAATGGGTTTCTGCTGAAAGTGTTGTTGCTAATGATTACAATCCAAATAAAGTTGCGCCTCCAGAAATGGAATTACTTGAAGTTTCTATTATGAACGATGGGTATACTCAACCAGTAGTTACATATCCAAATAATGGCAAAATTGAAGTTGTAGATGGATTTCATAGAACAAGGGTAAGTAAGGAGTCAAAAGTTGTTCGCCAACGTGTAATGGGATATACTCCTACAGTTATTATTCGCAAAGAACAATCAAGTAAAAATGATAGGATTGCTTCAACAATTAGACATAATAGAGCGCGCGGCAAACATCAAGTCGATGCAATGAGTGAAATTATCCTGGAGTTAAAAAATAGAAATTGGAAAAATGAACGTATTGCAAAAGAGTTAGGAATGGATGAAGAAGAAATATTAAGGCTATGTCAAATAACTGGTCTTCAAGATATTTTTAAAGATGATGATTTTAGCAAATCATGGGAGGCTTCAGATTCAATTGCAAACTATGAAGTATTAACAGATGAATTAAACGAAGAAGAAGTAGAGCATTATCGAACCACAAATACAAGTGATCCTGAAAGAATATTTCATACTTACGAAAATTGGGAGTGCCATAAAGCTGGTTTTTATGCTTCAAGAAAAGAGGGAATGACACAAAGTGCGTGCAATCACGAGTATTTAAGAATTTTATCTAATGAAGTTTTATTTTCAACTGCTTTAGAAAGTGTTATTACCAAATGGATTAATTCATGTGAGCATTATTTAACTAATAAAGCAATGAATAGAATTGCATGGTTAGGACAAGCAGCAGTTTGTATTTCAACTGGTGTTCCATCTAAATATTGCGCGGGTTGGAATTTATTAAATAATGAACAACAAAATAAAGCCAATGAAATAGCATTAGAATATCTAAATAAATGGAGAGATAAATACAATCTCGCGCCTATTTCAATGGATGAAGCGTTATCAATTGGTAGACAAGTTAATATTTATTAATTATGGCAACAAAAAAATATAACGATAAAACAGTTTTAGAGGCAAGCAAAGAGCGGGTTTCATTAGTGTTTGATAACTTTGAAAAAATATACATTTCTTTTTCTGGCGGCAAGGATAGCAGCGTAATGACTCACTTAGTTTTAGCCGAAGCGCAAAAACGAAACAGAAAAGTAGCTTTATTAATTATTGATTTAGAAGCTCAATACAACGATACAATTTCGCACATTGAACAAATGATTGAAATGTATAAAGATAATATTGAATTGCATTGGGTATGTGCTGAATTATTGCTAAGAAATGCTGTTAGTAATTATCAACCGCGTTGGGTTTGTTGGGATAAAGATAAAAAAGAAGTTTGGGTAAGAAGTAAACCAAAACTTGCATCCGATTTAAATCAATATGATTTCTACCAACCAAAAATGGAATTTGAGGAATTTATGGTAATATTTGGAGAATGGTATTCAAAAGGTTATAATTGTGCTGCGTTTATTGGAATTAGAGCTGATGAAAGTTTACATCGCTATCGTGCTATTACTTCTCGAAAAGATGGTTTAATGTTTAATAATTGGAAGTGGAGTACAAAAGTTTCAAGTAAACTTTTTAATATTTATCCTATTTACGATTGGAGAACTGAAGATATTTGGGTGTTTCATGGAAAATATAATAATTTACCACACAATAAGGTTTATGATAAAATGATGATGGCTGGAGTAAAAATAAGTCAACAAAGATTATGTCAACCCTATGGAGATGATCAAAGGAGAGGTTTGTGGTTGTATCACATTATTGAGCCAGAAACTTGGTATAAACTAATTGCAAGGGTAAATGGTGTTAATAGTGGTGCTTTATACATTCAAGAGAATGGAAATGTAAGTGGTTATAATAAAATTTACAAGCCAGAAAATCATACATGGCAAACATTCTGCAACTTACTTTTATCGACAATGCCGCAAAAAACAAGTTTGCATTATAGAGAAAGGTTTAAAAAGTTCATCAAAGGTTGGCAAGATAGAGGCTATTTAGTTATTCCAGATGAGGCTCCTGAAGATTTAGAAAGCAAGTGTTGGGTGCCATCGTGGAGAAGAATGTGCAAAGTAATGTTAAGAAATGATTATTGGTGTAAAGGATTAGGCCAAACACAACCGCTTTCAGATGCTTATCAAAAGTTTAAAGAAATTAAAAATAAACGTAAAATATCAGAAAAATATGAAACTATTTAAAATACATTGCTCTCAAATCGGTAAGATAATGAGCAACGCAAAAGTTAAAGGCGAATTGTCAGCAACGTGCAAAACTTTCTTAATGGAATGGTATGCAAATGACCGCGAACAAATACATTCAAAGTATATTATGAAAGGTAACCTTGTTGAAATTGACCTTATTGATTTTATGGCCGAGCAAATCGGTTTAGGGATGGCTCAAAAGAATGAAGTAACTGTGCATAACGAATGGATGGTTGGCACTTGCGATGTAATCACTAATCACTTAATAGTTGATGTTAAGGCAGCATGGTCACGTAAAACATTGCAGCAACAAGCTATTGAGGGAATAAATAGCGACTACGAATGGCAAGGTCGCGGTTACATGGCACTTTATGAGCGACCTACTTTTATAGTGTTTCATGGCCTTATGAACACACCAGAGGAGGCTAACTACGATGGCGAGGTTGTTTATGATGACCTACCAGATAACGAAAGATGGGTTGCCTATCAGGTGCAGCGCGATGTTACTATTGAACAACAAATAATTCAACGCGTTATTCAATGCAGAGAATGGCTTGAGGAATATGATAAAAAAATGCTTGCTACTTTGGGTAAGATTCATTAAGTTTGCATTGTTGTTTCGGTCTCACATTATAGAAACATAAAAGTATTGGCCCTTATAGAGGCGCAAGGAAGTGAGACCCCTTGCAAATCTTTAAGGGCTTTTTTAATTTTATACACAATGAAAATATTTTTTATAAAATCCCCAAGCGGAATAGTTTACACACTAAACGCTGAATCAATTTATCACGCAATTCAAAAAGCAATGGTTAAGGATGACTTTAAGTATAATTCAAATCAATACAAATGAATCCTATTTTTAACTATTACGAAGCGGATATCAAACGTAGCACTCCACTTGGTAGTGTTACGCTTGAATATCTTATAAACGCAATTAGAACACCTAAAAAAGATATCCGCAATGTATTTGAGGAGATAAGGATTGCGGAGGAAAAAAAAGACATGCCCAAAAAGCAAGCATTGAAGTCAAAACTATATTCATTTACACCATGTGTTTATGTTAACGGGCCGCGTAAGTATTCTAATATTCAGCATTGGACTGGATTACTTGTTTTAGACTTTGACCATTTAGCAAGTGATGTTGCGGTTGAATTCAAAGAGTATTTATTTAACGAATATAAATACATTATAACCGCGTGGCTATCCGCTTCAAGGCATGGTGTTCGCGCACTGGTTAAGATTCCGATTTGCACTTCGGTTGATGAATTTAAACA